ACAATCGGCAATGTCCCTGTATCCTTCCAAGTGTCCAAGAAAGCTGGCTTCACTTTTCCAATTGAAGTTGGAGATACTGGTACAGCAATGTTCTCTATGAGGAACATGGACGGTTGGAAAGCTGGGAATGGCAGGCCAGCGAGTCCAATGAACTTCGCTAAGATGGATAAGTCAGATGCCATATTTCTTCCGGGTATTCAGCCTCCCGGTGTTGCTGTGAATAATCCAGCAAAGCATGTCCTAACTCATGATCCGAAAGATACCGTAATCTTTGGTAACTTAGGTGGCGTTGAGGCTGAAGTTAGAATTAAAGTTGATGGTAGTATTGAAATTAACACTTCAAATCAACCAGTTATAATCAATTGTTCGGATGCAACTATTAATGCCTCAAATAGCATTAACTTAAACGCGCAAACAATGACCGTTGATGTAGGAAATACTACTTGGATCGGAGACATTACCTACCAAAGCAATATAACTCAGGTAGGTAATTATACACAAACGGGCACATATGTACTTAGTGGAATAAATATAAACCTTCACAAGCATGTGGGTATCCAGCCGGGCTCGGGAACTTCGGGGGTGTCTACAAACTAATGAAATCCTTATATGATTATTATCCATCTAATAAAGGTTCTGATTTAGGTTTAAAATATTTAGTTGAGGAAGATCAAGAGATCAAAGGTGCGAGAAATAAACTAAAGTTATTCTGCCCAGACTGCTCTAAGACTTTCTCAGCAAAGCCAGATAAGATTTTTCAAGGTCAACTTCCTTGTGCTTGCGGTAAAAATTACTATAAAACACCAGAACTAAAATTAATAAAAATACAAGACTATTGTTTAGAGAATAATTTTAAGTATCTTAGCACTGACAGACTTATTCAAGGGTCTCATGATAGGGTAGATATTAAATGTCTTCAGTGTTTTAATGAGTGGACCCCGACTTATGCATCTCTGGTAAACTCTTGTAAGGGTTGCCCGAAATGTGCTGGTCAATACAGATACACAGACGAAGAATACATCACACGTATTAACGTTGTTGGGGAAGTGAATAAGTTTAAGTTCTCGTCTAAACTAGATAACGATAAACTAAGACAGCATTCTCATGTAACACTGAGCTGCAATGTCTGCGACGGTACTTGGAACGCTTCTTTGGGTAATATTCTTAGTTCAAAATACGCTTGTCCAAGTTGTGCACACAGAGGCTTCAATCCGGTAAAAAGATCTTTACTCTACATCCTAAAAATTCTGAATACCTCTGAAGAAGTAGTTGCTTATAAATATGGTATTACTAACAACTTCAAAAGACGTTTAGAAAACATGAGATTGTCGAATTCCCACACTATTGAAATAGTTTCAACTTGGGGGTATGAAGATGGGAAGGTTGCTAGGATTCATGAGAACTCTATTAAGAAAGAATTTAAAAGTTTCTTAAATAAATCTGAGTTACCTGATGGTCATACGGAAACTGTTGACCCTGAACAATTAATGAAACTTTATACGTTTCAATCTGGGCAATATCTTTCGGAGACGTATTAATGGACTTCAAACTTGATCCCACATCTTGGGATATTATCTGGCACAACGGGCCGTTAGTTGCAGCGGATACAACTCAACCCCTTACTGAAACTGTTGGTCAAAGATTAAAGATCAGGCTCCTAACTTTTTATGGGGAGTGGTTTATTAACACTGTCTACGGTGTACCCTATTTTCAAAGACTGCTGGGGCAAAAACAAACATCGAAGGCGGCCGCTGACCTTATTTTCCAGAGTCAGATCCTCGCAGAACCCGGTGTTAAAGAAATCGTCACGTTTGATTCAACTTTTGTAAATCGTCAGTACTCCCTTGTATTTAAAGTTCGTGTTGTAACCGGAGAGGTGACGGCACCAATAGTCATTTCACCTCTCAATTAATAAAGGATTCCAACATGGCAGGTGTTACAGACGCAGGCTTCGTAATCAAACGCCTAGCCGACATCCTAGCAGATGACAGGGCTCTGGCTGTACAACTCTTTCAAGACCTAGTTCAACCGGGTGACACAGTTGATACAAGTGACTCTTCAGCTTTAGGTCGCCTCATCTCCCTAGCAGCTCCCTCTGAAGCTGACCTTTGGGAAGCTGCCCAAGAAGTATATGCAGTCTTTGACCCAAACTCTGCAACAGGTATCGCTCTTGATAACCTCGTAGCATACGCTGGTATCACTCGTAAAGAACAAACCTTCACCACATCTTCTATCCTCGTAGCTGGTGACACTAACACACTGATCCCTGTTGGTCAGACTGTAAGTAGCTCTACAACGGGTGAGCAATTCACTACAGTTGGCGCTATTTCTCTGTCCCCGAGCAGCGCTAGCGGTATCACCGTCTCCGTAGTCACCTTACAGAATAGCACAGCTTACACCATAACTTATGCCAATACAGCAACCTCTAACACCATCACATTTACATCTGATGCTAGTGCCACGGTTGCTGAAATCTTGGCAGGCTTGCAAGGTGTTATTGCAGGTGCTCACCCAACTCTGACATCTTCTGTTGCCGGCACCACCCTCGTAATTGATCGCAATGACATTTTCCAGACAGTAAACTTCACGACTTCTGTTAATCTTGGTATCACCAAAGTAAGAACAGTTGGTGAAGTTGTTGCGATCAATTCTGGTGTTATCGAACAACCTGCAAACACTATCGATACCATCCTTACACCAATGCTTGGTTGGGATAGTGTAATCAACCCAGTTGCAGCAAGTCCCGGTGAAGATCGTGAGACAGATGAGCAACTTCGTTTACGCTTTCGTAATGGTAAATTTGATCGTGCAACCAATACACTAGATGCTATCTATTCTGCTCTTATCAATCTTGATAATGTTAGTGAAGTTACCATCTACGAGAATGATACAAGTGTTGTAGATGGTAACGGCGTTCCTGCACACAGCTTTCTACCTATTGTTTCTGGTGGATTGTCTACGGATATTGCTAATGCTATTTGGGATAACAAGCCTGTTGGTATCTTGAGCTATGGTAACACTACGGTAAGCATAAGCGATGTCCAAGGTTTTGCTCATGATATTAGTTTCTCTCGACCAGACCCTGTTGTGATTTATATTAGCATGAACATCACTACGGATGTGAACTTCCCACCTAACGGGAATGATGCTATCAAGTCGGCTTTGATTGAGTACTTCCAAGCTAACTTTGGCACTGGTGATGATGTGATTTATAGTCGTCTGTATACGCCTATTAACAGTATTCCGGGCCACGAGGTTGTAACCTTGAAAATTGGGACTGCACCTAGTCCAGTGGGGGTTTCAAACATAAACATACCGTTCGATTCCATTGCAAGTATCAGTTCAGTAAATATTGTAATTACGTAAGGATAGCTAATGAAATTTCTTGAGGATGGTTTAAGATTTTACCAAGATAAACTTGACTCTTTGAATAAGAAATTTCAACTATCTGGTGAATATAACGGAACATCTGAAAAAGTTACCTCCATGTGTCTAGTTTGTGGCTATTCTTGGGAAAGCCTCCCATACAACCTGATTAAAAATGGATGCCCTTGTTGTGCCCTAGATACATGGCTGACCATGGAAGTAGTTCAAGAGAGATTGATCCAAAAAGGTAAAACTATTACAGTTTCCGGTGAGTATGAGTCTTATCGTTCCAAAGTAGCCTGTAGTTGTAATGTGTGTGGACTTAATTGGAAAGCTAAGATACCGACCCTTCTTTGTACACCAACAGGTTGCCCGACATGCGCCAAGACAGGGTTTGACCCAAATAAGCCTGGATATTTATACTACTTAAGAGTTTCTGATAGCAACCAAACTTACTGGAAAATAGGGATCACCAATTTAAGTGTGAAAAAGAGATTTAGGAAGTCCGATAGGGAGAAGATCACAATTCTATACTGCCATAAGTTTGAAAATGGACTGGATGCATATAGCGCAGAACAGAATATACTCAGTATGTTTAAAGCATACAAAGCTGAGAATGTATCCATATTAAAGAGTGGAAACACAGAACTTTTCACTAAAGACGTCCTTCAGATGGACCACTTATTTTGGGGACCAATTTAGATGTCAGAACTAAACAGTTTTAATATTGAAAACTATCTATCTGTTGCCAGATCACGAGTAACTGAACAATTTCGCTTAGATGGAGATGGACAGTCTGGTGGGGTTATCTTCGACAAGTATCTCCAACTCCTCCTTGGTGGAAAGATTGAGCTTCAAGAAGTCTTCCGTCAATTGATGCAAGAACGCTCTATTGACACTGCTGTTGGTGCTCAACTAGACATCATTGGAGATATTGTTGGTCAACCAAGAGAGCTTATTGATACAGCTCTCTTGACATACTTCGCCTACCTTGGCTATCCAGATGCTCAGTCTTTTGGTGATTTGGATAATTCATCTGTTGGTGGTCCATACAGAGGTGTTGATGATCCTCTTGCTGGTAATACACTTCTCACTGATGAACAATATAGGCTTTTCATCAAAGCCAAGATTATCAAGAATAATACAAACGCTACACCAAACCAAATACTTGAGTTTATTAACTTTGTATTTGGTAGCGATCATAACCAACTGATTGAAGAGGGTGATGCTGCATACACCCTTCTTATTGGTAAAGAGTTAAGTAACTTTGAAACAGTACTCCTCACTTATGTAAGTTATTCTAGCGGATACCCTTCTAGGTTCGTACCTAAACCTATTGGCGTAAGAGTTAACTACGGGACATACATTTCTGGAGGTGCATTTGCATTCCAAGGTGTTCCGGGAGCTAAAGGTTATGGAGATTTATTGTCCGGCACTTATGGTTATGGTGCCGGGTACGGTATTGGATACGGCGACAGTGATTTCACACTTGGTGATGGCGGCGTGTATGCCTCACTTATATAAAGAATTAAGGAATAAAATATATGGCTGCTGAAATCTCCCCATTCGTAGAAGCAAACTTTGGTTGGCCCTACGGGTCATCCGGCTGGAACGATGATATGGATGCGAACTTGGTCAAGTTCTCGTATCTGTTTGATCGTAACATCGACGGAATTGTCGGAAGCCTGCCAGCTATTGTAAACGGTAAGGCTTATTTTCTTACTCTGGATAATCGTCTTTATTTTGATGTTGATGGTCAACGCTACTCTAGTCCAACCCCTAAGTGGTTTGTTGTTACTGACAGAGTGAGTGGGCAGACTTATCAGTTTGATGGAAGTGCCTTGAATGCTGTAGATGGACCAACCTCTACACAAGCCGCAAATGTAACATACCAAGCAAATATTACAGGTTCTGTCTCAAGAACCTTGCCGTCGAAACTTAGGGAGTATATCTCTTTACGAGATTTTGGAGCTATTGGTGATGGTACACTCCACCCGCTAAGTGAACGATTCGCAACATTGGCAGCAGCACAAGAGGTGTATCCTTTTGCAACATCCTTAACACAATCAATCGATTATTGCGCGATAGTGTCAGGTGATGCACATTGCTGGTCACAACGTAAGACTCTTCGTGCAGACGAAGGTGTGTATGTATGTGATAATGGTATTGACAGTTTAGCTGACTGGGACTTCTCAGGATATGCTCAGCTCGCTCCTTTTCCACTTGAAGGTGATGCAAAAGAGTTCTTGAGGCCGGGGTATAAAAACCTAATCCCCGGTGCTGCATTATTGTTTGTGGGAACTGGCGTAAAGTCAATGACCACTCAGCGTGTTGATGCATTCTCAAGCTTCACCTATTGTGTAAGAACCTCTCGTACTGGTGCCATTAAAAGAAACTTATCTATTATTCTAGACGTTGATGTTTATGATGCTGGGGGTACATTAACCGCTTTCGGTGCGGATAACAGTGCTGATTACGACGTTGGTCATATTATTGATGACGCTGCACAAGTATTGGTGGATGACGTAACTGTTTTTGGGTACTTCCCCCTCGCCGGTACAGTTATTAGAAGTGTTCTGGGATCTGATGACCCGGATTATTGCATTTTCCGAGGTGGCTCTACAATGGGGCGATTGGGTCTGGCTTTGATAGGGTCAGACACAGATGATGGATTTGATTCTGGTCTGTCAGGAACCCAAACTTTCGGCCTAGATATTTTCACTAATGATCACCACTCTCGTTCTCCAGCAACTGCCCCGACCATCTACGCCGCAGCAGACACATGGCGGTGTATTTATATTGATGGACATACAGACGCATCTCAGGCTGATATCAACGGTCATTTCTTTCATGGTGGATCAATCCGCTCTTATGTGATACATGCTGTTGAGGTTGATGAAGCGTCTCAAGCTAACTTTATTGGTTGTATTTTTGAAAGTTCAAACTACGCTGGTGTCCCTTTCGCAGAAACCAAACAATGGCTGGCGTCTTCGCTCACTCAAGATGTGGGTTTAGAAAGTTGCAGGTTCTCTACTGATCCCGGCCTATTGACATCCAGCTTTGCTGGTGTAATGAAGGGTCAGCTCACTATTAAAAATTGTCCCGGTTTAGCCATAGGCTCGGGCCTCTTAGTGGCTGAAAAAGATCCTTCCAGTACCACAGCACACTGGATTAAAATCGGCGGTGGTAGTGGTGGTAGTGGTGATCCGGCAATTCAAATGGGATCAGGTGCGGCAACAACTAGTACGGTTGGATGGAGTATCCGTAAGGACATTAACGTTTCTGATTTACTTGACTTTAGGTATGCTGGGGCGAGTGTCTTTAGCGTTGACACCACAGGCGCCATTGGTCGTTTAGTACTTCGTAAGGCAACTTTAACCATAGCTGCTGGTGTGATAACTCTTACTGGGTTATCTAACTATAATATTGATACAGAAGCTGCTGCTGCCACTGATGATTTAGATACTATCAACGGCGGAGTGGCTGGTCAGATTCTTTACATCAATAGCACAG